GGTCATCCGACTGGTCTGGCGCCAAGAGGCTGCGAAGTGGAACCACACCAGTCACCTGAAGTTCAGCATGGTCACAGGCACTAAGGATCAACGCACACGGGCGCTGCTGCGACCTGCTGATGTGTACCTGATTAACTACGAGAACCTGGGCTGGCTGGCTGAAACGCTCCAGACCTACTTCGTCAAGAAGGACCGTCTGCTGCCGTTTAACGGGATTGTCTGGGATGAGATCAGCAAGATGAAGAACAGCGCGACCAACCGGGTCAAGGCGTTCCGCAAGATCGCTGACAAGTTCGACTGGACTACCGGCCTGACCGGCACCCCTGCCAGCAACGGGTACAAGGATTTGCATGGTCAGTTCCTGGTGGTCGACAGGGGCGAGCGACTGGGCACATCGAAGACAGCGTTCCGCACCAGGTTCTACCGCAAGGTGGGACCGTACAAGGAACTGCCCTACGAGGACACCGAGGACACCATCAAGAAGTTGATTGGCGACATCACACTCGAGATGAGCGCAGAGGACTACAACCCGTTGCCAGACCTGATGATCAACAACCTCGACATCGAGATGCCCGAGGATCTGCGGGCTAAGTACGACAAGTTGGAGCGAGAGTTCTTCTTGCAGCTTGACAGCGGCAAAGAGGTCGAGGTGTTCAACCAGGCGGCGCTGACCAACAAGTGTTTGCAATTTGCCAACGGTGCCATGTACCCGATTGCCGGGATGCCGCTGTGGGAGCCGATCCATGACCTGAAGCTCGAGGCACTCGAGGAGATCCTAGACGAGGCTCAAGGCTCGCCTGTCCTGTGCTCGTATGCCTACAGGTCAGACGCCCAGCGCATCATGGATCGGTTCAAGCACCTGGACCCTATCAACTTGACCGAGTGCAAGAGCGAAGCGTCGTTGGTCGATGCCATGCACCGCTGGAGGACTGGTGACTGCTCTCTGATGATCGGTCACCCGGCGTCGATGGGGCACGGCATTGATGGTCTTCAAAGTACCGGGCACATCCTTGTTTGGTACGGGCTGAACTGGTCGCTGGATCTGTACGAGCAGTTCAACGCTCGAGTGCGCCGCCAAGGTCAAGGGGTGCCGGTGATCTGTCATCGCATCCTGATGCAAGACACACTTGACCAAGCACAAGCACAGGCTCTCGATATGAAGGCCACAACCCAGGCTGGACTGCGCAACGCGGTCAAGCAGTACAGACAATTGAAGGGAGTTTGAATGAGAAAACCGCCAAGCATAGGCTGGTGGCCAACTGGTGGCCATAGTCTCAGTTGGTGGAACGGCGAGCACTGGAGTTGGCCATGTTTTGACACGGACAGCATCCGGCAGGTGACGCGGTACAGCAGCAAGATCGACACCGCGAAGAACGTCAAGTGGTATCCAAGGCCAAACAACTGGCCAGAGAGGAGCAAGACATGAGAGAAGAGTACTTCTGCCGCGCTGCGGCCCGCCAGAACCTGTTCTGCGCGGTCTGGATCGTCGCCCTAGTGGCGTTGATCGCGTGGTTGGTATGACACACATCGGCTGGATGGTCACCACCGAGTTTGGCGTCTGCATCCTGCTCACTAGGCGCCGCGAAGAGATGCAGTACTGGGTGGACCGTGGATGCACCGTGGTGCCGTTGTATGCAATGCCCCCGCTGTAACGCACCGACCAGCGTGGTATCAACTCGCCACCAGCCTGACAACTCAACCAGAAGGAGAATGAATTGTTACAACAACCACCGGTTCAGCACAATCGAACGACACGTAAGTTTCCCAGGTCGCTCGAAGAAGCCTTCGGCGGCAACGGTTACGCCATCACCCACTACCGAAACAGATGGTCGTGGGCCAACCGCGCCGCCGTCTTCATTGTTTGGGTGCTGGCGATTGCTTACGGGGTGACGTTATGGACTTGAAGAGCCAACTGCTACGCGAGGAGGGCGCCGAGTCCTGCGCCTATCAGGACAGCCTCGGGTACTGGACGATCGGCGTTGGCCGGCTGATTGACTCGCGCAAGGGTGGCGGGCTGTCCAACGATGAGATCGAGTACCTGCTCGACAACGACATTAAGACCAAGACCCGCGAGGTATTGCTGGCGTTGCCGTGGATGCCCAGACTGTCCGAGCCGCGCCAGGCCGTGCTGATCGGCATGGCTTTTCAGATGGGTATGAAGGGTTTGCTCCAGTTCAAGCGCACCCTCGGCAGCATCGAGGATGGCCACTACAGCGAGGCCGCCGCCGAGATGATGGACAGCGCCTGGGCCAAGCAGACTTTTGGCCGGGCGGCCCGCATGGCTAGGCAGATGGAGACTGGCGAATGGCAATAGACCCACTCACAGCCGCACTAGACGCAGGCAAGACCATCATTGACAAGATTTGGCCTGACGCTGGCGAGGCCGAGCGCCAGAAGGTGCAGATGGCGCTGGCGATCTACGCCGGCCAGGTTGAGATCGTCAAGGCAGAAGCGCAGTCCGAGCATTGGATTGTGGCCGCCTGGCGACCAGTCCTGATGCTGACCTTTGGCGGACTGATTGTTGCCCGCTGGCTGGGCTGGTCTGCGCCCAACATCACAGAGGCAGAGATTCTTAAACTTTGGAGCATTGTGGAGTTCGGCCTTGGCGGCTACGTCGTTGGGCGCAGCGTCGAAAAGATTGCGCCAACCATAGCTGGAGCGTTGAAGAAATGAACGACAACATCAAAAGGCTATGCGAGGAGTTACTCCATTACGAGGACATGATCTTTGGCTGGGAGAACACGGTAACCCGTGTTGCTGAAGCTATCGTCAAGGAGTGCGCCGAGTTGAGCACCGACTATCCCGGCAACGTTAAGTTGCTAATCTGTAACCACTTTGGACTTGAACCATGACTGATCGTGAACTATACAACTTAATGCTTTTTCTAGTGTGGACGTTCGTAGTGTTTTGTTATGGCGTAGGTTGGGGTAGAAAATGAACGACAACCCGTGGCTGATAGACAACATCATTATCAATGTCAAGAGTATGGCAAAGGAGCTTAGGTTTCGGATTGAGCCGGGGGCTTACAACAATATCGAGGTTCGTGCAGACCACGAGCCATACGGCGAGAACATTATGCTTGCACGGTTTGATGACTGGCGCAGTGCAGAAATTTACTTGAACGGTTATCTGCAAGGCAAGCTAGAAATAAAAGCTGCCGCTATAACTAGGCGAGCTAAGAAGGAATCCAAATGACACCACCCGGATGGGGAAAACGATGAGTGAAGACAAGGAAGCACTGTCCGAGGAAAGCCTTGAGAAAGCAATTGTGGCGATACGCACTCATATTGCAGAGATGGGAGAAACAACTAACCCCAAACCTACCAAGCTTCTTCTTCAGCCCGGATTGTTGAAAGAGTTAGGCCTTACGGTGAAAGACGTTGTAAAGATGGTAGAGGAGCACATAAGGGAGCACATTGCTAGCGAAACCTGCTGGTGCAAACCTGAATTAGATTACACAGACCCCGATACGGGAGTATCGGTATATGTTCACCGGGGAACGCAATGACTGAACCCATAGCATGGATGGTTTACACAGAAGACGGTAAGTCTGTGTATGTAACCGATAACCCAACCGATATTAAAGAGGATCAACGAGCTTTGCCGCTTTACACAAAGCAAGAGTGGCAGGGGCTGACGGATACAGAAATTGAGGAGTTTGAGAATATGGCACTAGGGCCGCACGACCTATGCCTTGAAGTAGAAGCAAAGCTGGAAGAGAAGAACAGGTGATCCACGCTACCTGACTAAAGCGTGGAAAAATGGAGATAAAACCCATGAAGAACGAAATTGAAACCGCCATCAAGTTGTTAGCTGAAAAAGTAAACGCACAAGTAAAAAGTGAAGATGCTCTACGCTTCACCCAAGCTGCGTTAAATTTAGCCCATGTTCTTGCAACATTGGACAACATGAGTAAGTAAGACAACGCCCCTTCGGGGGCGTTAAGGAAAAGAACACATCATGCTAATTGTATTTTGGATGGTGTGGGCTGATTACAGTTTATGGTTGGGGTTAATATGAACGAACTTTTACTTGCATTTGGTAGTGGGCTGATTGGTGG